ACAATTCAGCGTACAATCTCCACCATCTTTGGTAGTGCTTGTCGATTCTTTGACCACCGATGGACAATTCAACATCCTTGATAGCAGATTCCGCGACCCACGCATCTTCGGTAGCGTCAAACGCTTGATTCGCTCTCAATTCAACGTACATGTCCGCGATCAAATCACCGTTTCTGGCGATCGTGACGGAAACGCGACCGTTGCTCGCGGCAGTACCGTTAACAGTTTGTTCGATGTTTTCCATCGCAAAGTTGGTGTGGCGTTTGTAAACCGCCTGGAAGAAAGTGACTTTTGGGTTACCAGTCAAGTAGACATCTTGGGCGCCATAGGCGACGAGTTGCATGAGACCTCCGGCCATAGTGTTTGTTTTTGTACTATAGGCAGAGATTTTTTTTTCGGGTGAGACCCGCGAAAAAACCCGGGTCAATTTTTCCTGGTATATAGAAATGACCGATCAAGAAGAAACCCTTCTTGAACCAACTGAAACCGAAAACTCGGAAATTAATTCCGAGGATGACCGATCCACAGTGGACGGCGATCTTCCTGTAATAGAAGATACGCTCGAATTATCAGACGAAGACGAAGATATGGAAATGTTAGAAGATGACGATGAAGGATATATGATGGATATGGGTGGTCTCTTAAGTTCCGTACTCGCGACCGAAGAAGGTGATACCGTATGCTCTGCTCTGGTAAATATTTCGAGACAAATGGAAGTTCAAAATAAAATTCTTATTAAAATGCTAGCTCATATGCAAAAAAATTAACTTAGAAAAATAATCCGCATGTAATAGAAGAAAATGGAAGAAACACATTTCATTAGTTTGGAATCAAACCAGCGCGAATCCAGTGCTATTATGTGGTCTAACCAGATTCAATCACTCAACCCCGAAGAGTTTATGCACCTTCTATCCCAATTGGAAGATATGTGGGACATCAATACCACAAATAATAGTATGATTTCGTTCCAACTCGGATACAAAAACTTTATAAATCCTCAGGATCTCGACCCTGAAACGGGGGTACCCGTTCGGTTTGATGTTGAACTTGTTTCTGGAAACCATAAGCGATTAAAAATGCAGTTAGGACAGATGTATCACCGAGCTGAAGTTTTAAAACTTTTAGATGTAGAAGACGATGAAGATATGAAAATATCCATGCGTATAAATCGTCTCATCGATCAAGTTGATGATGCGTGGCAAATTATTTTTAGGGCGGCGCGTATACACGAACGTATCAATAATCCAACATATGTACCTATAAACCCCGAATCAGATCCATCTATTTTTAGGTGTTCTACAATGGAAAATGTAGAGGAATTAGCACCGTACCAACAAGCCATACTCGCCTGTTTACAAAACCTTTACGAAACGAACGTTAAAAGATACAAGGGGTACTGTTGTACACAGATCAAGACGGAAGACGGTCAGGATACACGTGCGTGGAAACAAGTTGAGACTATACAGGAGTATGTTTATGGTGTTGCACAGAAAGAAACACGGTACGAACTCTGGAAAAACTTGTCGAGTCGAGGGTCAGCATATAACGATGTTATACGACACTTAACAAATTGTAAAGATATGCAGTTTCCTGAAATTATTAAAAATCGACACGTTTGGTCGTTTAAAAATGGTATTTTTATAGGTAAAGAATGGTCTGCACAAACTGGGCTTTACGAATCAAACTTTTATACGTACGATTCGCGTGAATTTAAGAATCTTGATCAGACTATCGTAAGTTGTAAATATTTTGATAAAGAGTTTACGGACTATAGTCACGTCGAAAATTGGATCGATATACCAACACCCCTTTTCCAATCGGTTCTCGATTACCAGAATTTTGATACCGAAGTTTCTAAATGGATGTACGTTATGGGCGGTCGATTATGTTTTGATGTAAACGACATGGATGCATGGCAGGTTATACCATTTCTAAAAGGTATAGCGCGTTCTGGTAAATCAACGCTCATAACAAAAGTGTTTCGTAAATTTTATAATGCGGATGATGTGCGTACACTTTCGAATAATGTTGAGAAAAAGTTTGGTCTATCGTCCATTTACGATGCGTTCATGTTTATAGCCCCGGAAGTAAAAGGTGATTTACAACTCGAACAAGCTGAGTTTCAATCGGTTGTATCTGGTGAAGACGTTTCCATTGCGGTAAAACACGAAAAGGCTAAATCTTTCGAATGGAAAACACCTGGTGTACTTGGTGGTAATGAAGTTCCGAATTGGAAAGATAATTCAGGGAGTGTTTTGCGTCGTATTCTTACGTGGAACTTCGGTAAACAGGTCAAAGATGCGGACCCAACACTTGAAAACAAACTCGACGTCGAATTACCCATTATACTCCAAAAGTGTATTCGTGCTTATCTAGAGTATGCACAAAAGTATGCAGATCGAGATATTTGGAACGTCGTTCCGGAATATTTTAAAACGGTTCAAAAACAAGTCGCGACCGTAGCAAGTACACTCGAAAACTTCTTACAATCTACTGGTGTAAAATTTGGTAGAGAATTATATTGTCCACAGAAAGAGTTCGTTGCGTTATTTAATTCACATTGCCAAGCGAATAATCTAGGTAAACCTCGATTTACACAGGACTTTTACGTGGGTCCTTTTAGTCAGCGCGATATAGAAGTTCGTGAAGCTACACTAACGTATAAGGGTCGTGTATACCCAAAACAATCATTTATATTTGGTGTAGATATAGTAACTGAAGAAATAACATATGGTAACGAGTACTAATTAAAATGTTACGTTAGATTAAGATATGGATCCCAGGCAATTTGTAAAAAATTCGAATGTTTCTATTCAGACAGCACCCACTAAAAAGGGTGGACTTAGGATAGGTACATTTCACCCGGGTATGTATAATGTTCTCGTAAACAAAAAGTTTTCGAAAGATGAAAAGCGCGTCGATTTAGAATACATATTAAAGCAAAAACCAAAGGGTCACGCTCAAATAGCACAGGGATTAACAATTGACCTTAATGAAATTAAGGGATACTACGGAAGATTTCAAACAGGTGCTATACACACAAGTAATTTCGGTTTAAAAGGTAACTTGAATAAAAACTTCTTTTCGGTACAGTTAAGTGGGTATATGATGAATGGTATAGAACGTAAAAACTTTACGTTTGTTATTTACGCGAATGGTAAAATCAGGTTTTCGGGTGGATTCTTAGGGTCTAAAAACCTTAAACGCCAACCCGAAGCACTTCGTAAATATTTGATCGATACGTATACACAAAAACAACAATTTTTATACAATGAAATCGAGTATAATAATATCGCGGGATTTTTTAACACGAATGTAAATTTTGATTTACAGAGAATCGTAAGCCAAAATCCTTTAAAAGCACAAAGTGTTACGTACGAAACAGAAATGACACCATTTTTATACATGACATATAAAGACCATAATTTCGTGCTTTCGTCTAAATCCGAAAAACTCGGTTCGGGTATAGTTCAAATTCAAGGTGAAAACGACCCAGACGATCTCGAAAATGCATACGATATAGGCGTTGATATGGTAAAATTACTCCATGTATTAGGGTATACGATGGGTTTAGTAAACCGTAACGTAAACGTACCAAAACTTGCCGTTACAAAACGCGTGAAAGCGTCGACGTGTCCAAAACCACGTAGACCACCGTGTAAAAACGGTTTTGAAGTTCGTAAAAATCCACAAGGGTCTGATTGTTGCTTTAAAATTCCTAAAAAGCGTAGTACTACCACGAAACCAAAAAATGTTTCTATTTCATACGATAAGGATGGTACCATGAAAATTGGTGGACGTAAATGTGATAGACTCACAAAACCGGTTTTACTCGAAGTTGCTAAAAAGTTGGGTGTGGTTGGCGTAAAAGAAAAAAATTCAAAAAGTACCATATGTTCTGCACTCGATGCGATAGAAAAGGGTACATCGAATTTTAAAGTAAATGGTAAAACGTGTCGAACGATGAAAAGAGAACAACTCGTTGTTTTGGCAATATCTAAAGGTATTACAGTTGAAGATAAAGATACTGTAAAGATACTTTGTGAAAAACTTCAAAACAAACCAAACACACCAAACACGCCAAACTCACTCGCAAACGAGATGGAGCGTGTTCTCTTAAAAAGAAACCGTAACATTACAAATAAAAAAAGACGACTTAACGATGCAAGTATCAAAAATGACCTCGTTAAATTATACGGTAAGAAATGGATGACAAAGTATGGTAAAGTTATGGATTTAGATAAGAATGTACGCGAAGTAAAGGCTGAAATAAACAAAGCAGAAAAGAATGTTTCACTCAACGTAACAACTCGTAACGGTATCATAAAAAAGATGGTGGCAAACGACATAAAAAGGGCTATGGTTAAGGATATGAAACGTAATCAGGAAAAAACACTTAAGATAAAACTTCTTCAAAATGAAGCCCAAAAGTTATATGGTAAATTTGGTAAAAATATGGTAAACAATGTTGTAAAATACGCCACAAATTTACCAAAAACACCACCACTTAATAGTAATAAAATAAAGAATTATATCAAAATAAAGCGTGAACTTCAGCAAAAACCACCATTAGCATTAAAGAATATACGCAAAAATAAATAAAAAGGATGGACGATCCGAGAGATCTCTTACTGTATCGTGTCCGACAAAATACAAATGACTTTATTATAGATTATAAAGATCGCTGGAATAAATATATTTTGTCGAGCATTATAGATAGCATATTTTATACTTTAGCAGATTACATTAAACTCGAAAGACAGGGAGAAAAAGGTATGGGAAATTTAGAAATTGAATATTATTGTACGGACGATTTTATAAACACGGAAAATCCTAAAGCCTATTTAGAAGAACACCGAGACCCCGACGACAAGGGTCTTATGATATTTATATATGATAATATGCATAAAATGAACCCTGGGCCACACAGACGCATACTTTTGTATCTCACGAACATACTATACTTCGATTTATAAGTTTGTGTGGTTCGGCAATTTGTTTAAGGTGTTTTGAATGATACGAAAAATCGTATCCGAGAAAACTATCCGTTATCTGTTTAGAAAGTCCAAACGCTTCAATTATTCTCGATGTTTGTGTACACACGGATAAACGTTCGAGGTTAAGAAACCGGTCTTCCATCATTATAAACTCTTTAAGAGATTCTTCGGGTATACCATTTTTACGCATTTGTTCATACATCTTTCTCGATTCACCATGTGACATATAAAAATACTTCGTCGAATACCCTAAAACACTAACGCGTTCACCTGTAGTATCAATGTCGCGCATTAAAAATAGTGCAATTATAAGTATAAGTACCCAAGCTATGACCATGTTATATATTTCTACAACATATTAAATAAATCTTTTATTTTATGGATAATATTAAATAATGTATCCTTATCTTCAACATTTTGGGGTTTCATAATTTCAAATTCAACTTGATACGTAAACGGGTCTTCGGAATCCATATCTTGTGTATTTCCCGAAACCGACGTTACATCAATGGATACATTCTTACGAATATAGGATGTACGTGTTTTTGTTTTTTTACAATCCATTTCACTTTCATAGTCGTGTTCCATTGGAATTTCTTTACACACAGAAAATCGTATATCAAACGGTGTTCCCTCGAGTTGTTTAAAATCTTCGACACACACTCGTTCCTTTTTTACAATAGTTTCTTCATTTGTAGATTCATCTATTGATATACGAAGATTATCCTTTTCACGATAAAAGACGTCCGTTTGTGACGTTTCAATACGTTCCCACCCGGTATATTTATTGAGACCTTTCAGTATAGTAACATACATCTTTTCACCAATATTTGTATCAAAAAAGGTCCCGTTATATTTACCGAGTCGAAACTCCATTTCGATATACTCTTCATCCTTAAACTTATTAAGAATAGGTTCAATTGTATCGCAGATTTTATGAACGTTCATATTTCTTTACATTTATGTATCGCGTCTTCTTCTTAAGCCTTTTTTGTACACCTTTTTTAGATGCATGGTTTTACGAATATAGGTAATACGTGCTATTTTAATTCAGCTATACAATGTTTCTTACATATCCAGGATATATCCGTACATATATTACAAAATAAATATACCGGTGAGTGTATATTTACAAAAATATATGAACATATTGTTTACGTTTACTTTTCAGATCGCGAAGTTAAAGTGTTTACACTCGAACCACTTTTACACGAATTTGTGAAATTGTATCCAAGATTTAAAATTGGTGAACCACACGATGCTCAGGATGCACTATTGTGTATCATAGATATACTCGAAAAGGGGTACCCTATAATTAAAGAACTTCTCTACGGCGAAACGACACAAATTACAATATCTCCGTCGGGTAAAAATGTTATAAAAACACCATTCTGTATCCATATACTGACTATGAAACAGGAAGTAAAAAGTGTAAACGACATGATAGAAGAAGGATACAAATGGAACGTCGTGGAAGGATATATAGATAATGATGGTAAAGAACACCACGTTGCAACAACACGGTGTTTTATATCCAAAAAACCAAAAATTCTACTTGTATCATTCGATAAAAAAAGTAAAGTAAAAATCGATACACCTTTAAAAATGGGGTACGAATTACAGGGTTCGGTAATCCACAAAGGTATTCAATGGGGTGGGCATTACATATCTATGTGTAAAATAGGCGATAATTGGTTTATACAAGACGACGATAGTTTAGGCAAACTTAGTGAATTACCTAAAGAAGATAGTCATTACATTTTGGTCTACAGTCTAAAAACTCCTTCATCTGAATGTTCTCCTTGATGTTTACGAGGGTTCTATAAAACGTTCTTCGACTATTTGGAAACGTCTTATCGGTTCGCTTTTTTATTGGTTTCCACCAAAAAGGACCATTTTCCCATGTTACGTACATACACTCGACAATATCGTTTTCTCTTAACCATTTATATTCCGACATGCGGTCTATCGGTATTTGAGACTCGTGTATAAGTTTTCCTTTATCTTGTATATACAGTCTCCATACAGGTGGACCCGGTATACACCCAGGTGTTTCAACCGTTGGAGATTTCTTCACTTTGAAATCAATTGTATTTTTGTTCAGTGGTTTCCATTTGAACATGGTTTCGTGTGTACCTGTACGTACAGGTTCGTTTACGGGTGTAAAAATAAGACCATCCATTTCCTGTTTGACGGAAGGAAGATACACGTCCATAAACTCTTTAAAATCTGCGTGCAGATGAAACGTTTTAACTTTTAAAAATAATGGATCTGTTTTTAAAACCATCATCTTTTTAGTTGTTTTTTCACAGTGTTCCAGTCGTTCTAAAAAGTTTTGTTGTCCGATAACTTCTCCACACGTCATTAAACAATCATATATCATGAATACATCCTCGTACAATTCACCTTCGAGTATAGTACCGTCATATATCGGTCGTCTAAAATTAAGTGGACACATAAACATTTCGAGTGCACGGTTTAAGAAAACACACACTTTTCGATTTTCAAATATAAATGCCAACATCATGTATCTCGTACCATCCGTTTTTTCACACACAACGTAATCATTGTTCGCGAGTATACCAAAATGTTTCCGTTCGATGGAAATTGGTTGACACCCCGGAAAAATACCTTTTTTAGTACCCCATTTGGATTCCATAAAGGAAATCGCATATTTATAAAGTGGATCACTCGACTTTATAAATACACGTGTCATTCTGTTCTATATAATTACTCTATTCTTTAATTTGTTTTAACACCTGCAGCGTTGAGTATATTACTTACACATTCGTGACTATATGTCATGACTAACTTAGATGCTGTATACGCATGAATTTTGATACCAGCTTCTTTGAATTTTGTAAACATAGTTTTCATTCTAGGGTGTATCTTAAACGCACCATTTTTCTTATCCCTAAGATTTTTAGTAACGTTTTTATTCATCATAACCCAAGATTTTGCCGATGTTTCGTTTACGGTATACACGTCTTCCGATATTTTATTTCCAACTTCTGTATCGAAATGTAAACCCATTTGTTCCACGGGTTCTTTTGATCCCGATTGAACCTTTTGTTTAAACATGTTCCAATCAATACCTTCAGTTACTCCGGGAAATACAAAACACCCTATACCGTCGTGTTTATCAAATACTTTATCAAGAGAATTATCATCAACACTAATACCAAAATCTACAAAGAAAATACGATCGTGTGATTTTAGATATTTGTAAATCATTTCAGCTTTTTCAAAAGGATCATCATCTACAAAAACAACTTCATTTTCTGTATTACCTCTTTGCATACACTTTAAGTTAAATCGGAGAATCGTATGAAGCGTTTTGACATGGCACGATTTACCACGCGTTACGAGTATTGTTGCTATTCTCATGTTTTTATTATATAAACTCTAAGCCTTAAGCCTATCATTTAAACACCCACTAAATGGTAAATTGCCGACATGTCCCAATGTTGTATTACAATCCGCGTATATTTTACCACCAATCTGTTGCCAACGCCTACAAAATGCATAGTCTTCGGAAAGGTACCTACGATTATCAGGGTCGATCATGCAATCAAATAACGCACAATAGTCATCAAAATCTCTATTTTGATGGTCGTTTTTACAATCGAGGTCTTTATACTTTTCGTGCATTTGTTCGAGTGCTTTTCGAGTAATAACCATGAACCCGGTCGGACCATCGAGTACTTCAACGAACCCATTTTCAACTTGACGATGTGTAGCACCGATATTTGCGACTAAACTCGAAGAAAGCATGGACAAATCACGAGTATCACCTGCTTCTATAGCGGTTTTAGCTTGGTCCCACATAACGACTTTTTTAGGGTAGATAGCAACGGATACATCGTGTCCCGATTTTAAGAGACGAACAACCGAGGAAGGATCGAAATCAACGTCGGCATCTATAAACATGAAATAATCCGCATCAGTTTTTTGCATGAATCGACCAATTGCAACATTACGTGCGCGATGTACGAGACTTTCATTTTCTGTCGTATCAATCATGAGTTGAATACCCTCTTTTATGAGAAGGAGCTGAAGTTTTATGATACCTATCATATACTTTTCTAAACAAAGTCCACCATAACACGGTGTACTTAAAAAAAGTTTCATCATATTACATTTTTATAGTTTTATTCCTCTAAGTATTTTTTAATTATCGTTTCAATTTTATTTAGTGTTGGTATAGATATACCACATTTTTCGCATACATCCGTTTTTGTAAATTCACCTTTGAGAACTACGTAAATAACGGTTGATGCCACACTATTAGGCGTTTTACTCATAAGTTCCGAACAATTTTCAAGTTTGGTACACATTTTGTTACATTTAAGTCTCTGTTCTCGTGTAACCGTAAAATCATTCAATAATCTCTGCATAACATCAAATGGTCTCGTGACGTAATTCTTTTCTGTTTTACCAAGGAGTGTCTCGGTAAACATTTGTGTTGTTCGACTAATATCTTTACTGTTTATCCTAAACATATCTGCTATTTCTTTTGTTGTTCGTGGAATTTTTGATAAGCGACACGCGTACAAAACGCAGTTTCCTTTAATACCCGAACGAACGGCACCTCTTGTCAACTTTTCTAAATTAAATTTTCTATACATCATTTTAGCATCTTTTAAAACAGAATCTGGTAAAGTGTGACATGCTTCATCAATACTTTTATAAGCATGAAATAAAGCGCGATCTTTATGATTCATAGATTGGTGGAAATTAATCTTAGCCATGCGTTTATTTTCATACGTGGTTGTATTTTGTGTTGAAATAATCGTTCCTTTACCCCATTCTTGTGAAAAGAGTTCAGGGTTTGCATTTGGACCATTACACCGTGAAGGATCTTTTACTTTACCGTCATCAGATACACCACTCGTCCATTCGGGACTTTCGTCTATGTACATAGAATCAACGAGACCACATTCTGAACACGTTGGTATACCTTCTTTTGAGTATACCTTTGTTCCATTACATTCATTACACGTATAAGTATTAATTGGCTTTTTGAGTGTAGGTTTTCTTAAAAGTCTGTCCACATCGGACCATATAGTAGCCAATTCTTCCATTCTATACTAAAGTATTTTATTTCTTAAAAATAAAAATCGCACTTAGGTTTTTAAAAATTCATTTCATCGGCTTGTATTTTTGCGTGTGTTTCGATTGCATTAACAATTTCCTTAAAACGCTTAGATCCTGGACTTCGAGGCTCCCATTCATTCCATTCTTTATCTATTGTAGCGTTATTTGGTGGTGGTATAACCATACCATCAATTTGATCATCTGAGACAATAAAATCATCGAGATCACTACCATCATCGTCGGACTCATCAATTATTTCACTATTTTCAGTTGAATCGATTTCGTCTATCATCGCGTATAAGTTATCCTTAACGTGTTTGAAATACTCTGGGGACTGGTGATGCTCAGAAAGATTTTCATTCTGAACGAGTTCATCTTTAGTTTCATCCAATTCGTATAATTGTGCACATTTATACGTCATGGATGTTTCGGAGTAATACGAAACAACGAGATAATCTTCGTTATTTTCTTTAACTTTGGCGTACAGTTCATCTTCTATATCATCTTCTATATTTACAAGAACCCGGACTAAATCCCCAGGCTGTATTTCAGAAAAATTAATCATATCTAAAGTTTTACGACAAAAATATTTACAAGTATTAGCACAGATGGGAGTTGAAATTTTATCCAAGGATGGATGTACATATTGCGAACACGCAGTAAACCTTTGTAAGGACTATAATTTGGAATACAAAAAAACCATGGTTGATAAGACCGAACTAAAAGAAAGGTGTGGTGCACAAGCATCTACGTTTCCACAAATATTCGTAAATGATACCCTGGTGGGAGACTTTTTTGAGTTCCAGGAGTTTCTTGAAGATGCAGAACCAATGCTTTTACCAACACTCAGTAGGTTTACTGTATTTCCAATTCAACACGAAAACTTGTGGTCTTTGTATAAAAAGGCACAGATGTCCAACTGGACAGCTGAAGAAATAGATTTTTCCAAGGATATGGACGATTGGAATGGATTAAGTGATAACGAAAAACATTTTATAAAATATATATTGGCCTTTTTTGCTGGTTCGGATGGTATAGTTTTTGAAAACATTAATAATAATTTCGCGGATGAAATTCAACTCACAGAAGCCCGCTCATTTTACGCATACCAAGCACACAATGAAATGGTACACGGTGAAACGTATAGTAAACTCATAGATAAATATATAAAAAGTTCAAGTGAAAAGAAACAATTATTTGAAGCTATTCAGACGATTCCGTGTATCGAAAAAAAGGCAAAATGGGCCATGAAATGGTTCGATAAAACACGTCCATTTGCGGAACGTCTTTTAGCGTTTGCATGTGTCGAAGGTATATTCTTCTCAGGTAGTTTTTGTGCCATTTTTTGGTTAAAAAAGAGAGGTCTACTCCCGGGATTATGTTTTAGTAACGAACTTATAAGTCGGGATGAGGGTATGCACCAAGAATTTGCGGTTGAATTATTCAACATGTTGAAAAATAAACCATCTAGTTCAGTCATTGAAGAAATTATAAGAGACGCGGTTTCAATCGAAAAAGAATTCATTACAGATGCACTTCCGTGTAGTCTTATAGGTATGAATTCCGAGAAAATGTCAGAGTATATCGAGTACGTTGCGGATAGATTATCAAAACAGGTGGGTCACGATAAAATCTGGAACACGAAAAATCCCTTTGATTTTATGGAGAATATATCACTCGACGGTAAAACGAACTTTTTTGAAAAACGTGTCGGAGATTATGGTAAAATGGATGAAGACACGACAAATATAGAATTTGATGAAGAGTTTTAATTAAGGGGTAATAACAACATTTCTACCATCGGAACAACCACACGTTATAGCATCACCGTCCGATTTTACAACGTCAAGTGGCTCCAAACGCATACCGGAATCAAACATAGAATATTGATCTTCGGACATACCTGGTAATGGGGAAGGCATATCAACCATTTTTGGTGGAGGCGTTGGACCGGGTGCTGGGCCAGGTGCTGGGCCTGGTACAACGATCTCTTCTTCCACTGACTCAAAAGGTGCGTATTCTTCACGCTTTATGTTCATCATAGCCCACGTGACGAGCAAAAACACGAGCGTGTGAAGCGCGAGGCCACCTGTCGATGGACACCCAGTTGGGCTGGAAACCCACGAACCGAACACTTTACGCATGACACGAAATGTTTCGGGGTTCGCAACAACAAAGAAAACTAACGCGGACATGACAGAGATCAAAAATTTTTGTTCTTGTTTTTTGCCATTACATCCACAACCACAATCTTTAAAAAGACCCATTGGTAATTTTTATATATAATGTACCAAGAAAAAAAATGACTTAAAGTTTGACTTCGTATATACTATATAAAATACAATGTCCAATATTATCCAAGTTTCTGAACAATTTGATCCATCGTCTGTTGTCTTCACTAAAATGAAGAAAAACAAGAATGGTGGGAAAACCGTGTATATTAATGCACAAGATGGTAAAAAGAAACTCTATTTACAGCTCCCATTTATGCGTTCGCCGTATGGTTTGAGTGCCTTTACCGATGAAGCGACGAATAAAACGTCGTATTCACTGGATTTATCTTTTGATTCAGATAACGATAATGCTATGGCACTTTCAGCTAAATTGAAAGAACTCGATGAAATTATTCTCAAAACAGTTGCTGAGAATTCTAAAGAATGGCTTGGTAAACAGTACGATATTAACGTTATTCGCGAAGCTCTGTATAAACCACTCGTTCGTCAGGGTAAAGATGATTACCCGGATACTTTGAAACTCAAGGTCATGACAAAACCAACGGGTGAATTTCTGGCAGAAGCATACAATTCGTCTAAAGAAATGATTTCGGTCGATCAAATTGAAAAGGGACAAAAGTGTATGTGTATCGTTGACTTTAACCAAATTTGGTTCATTGATAATAAGTTTGGGGTAAGTGTTCGTTTGTCACAGGTTTTGTGTGAACAGTCGACCAAACTTCCGTCATTTGCATTCCAGGGTCTCGATGATGATGTTACTATCGATGAAGAAGAATATACAGAAGAAGAAATTGACGAATAAAATATTATGTTATATCAGTATGGAACGTGAAAGACACATTAACGATTTGAAAAAAATCGCGTCTCTTTCAAAAAATAAGAAAAATGTTAAAACACAAAAACAAAGAAATCTTTTAGGTAAAAATGTAATAAGTGCTATTGAAGGTATGGGGTGTAAACCACATAATGTGTTTTATAATCCATCGACCAATTTTAGCGTAAACGGGTCTTTAAGTACCAAAAAAGGTATACGTAAAATTGGTAAAGGTCAAATGGGCGAAGTGTTCTTAGGATGTATAGATAAAGAATGTAAAAAACCCGTCGCAATAAAAGTATCGAACGATAAGAATAGATACGAATTTAAAATAGGTAAACGCATAGAAAAGTTAAGCGGTACGCGAATGTATGCGTACCAGGAATGCGATAAATATTCCATAATATATACGGAATACGCAAATAGTGGAAGTTTAACCAATTTTATAAAGGAAAATATAAAAACATTACGTCCCATACACTTACGAACTATAGTTACACACGTATTATATAATTTGTATAGAATCCATAAGAAATATCCGTCGTTTCGACACCATGATTTACACACCGAAAACGTTTTAATAAATACAGATGTTAAAGCAAAAGGTATACGACGCTTTAAAGTTGACGATATAGTTCTAAAAGTTCATGATATAGGATTAGAAGCATCTTTAAATGATTTTGGATTTTCATCTATTAATGGTATAGCAAACCCAGAAATAGATTCAGGTGAGTTCAAACGTAAATATGGTATATACAGAGAATCAAATTACATGTACGATGTCCACTTTTTTCTTAATTCTTTACGTCATTTCTTAAAAGGTGAAAAGATATATGCCGGTGCCGAAACCATACAATTTATTGAACGCGTTTTGCCAGTTGATTATTTAGGTCAGGTTACATACAAAGTAAATGATTTCAGATTGAGACCTTCACCCGTGGGACATGGAAATTTACCGACATATACTAAACTATTCAGGGATAGGTATTTTTCACCATACAGAAATATGAAACCAACGTTCGATATAACTACTATTATAGGTCGAACACCTGCAAAACCAAAACCTATTCTTGTAAAACACGGTGGTAATCTTCCACCACCTAAAGTTTCTTTATCTAAAAAGGGGTACGTTAAGTTAGGAACACGTAAATGTGAAAACTATAAAAAAAGTGAACTCGTTAAAATTGCAAATACACTTAACGTTCCAACCAAAAATAAAACGATCGCTAAAATATGTGAAAACCTAAAAATAAAATATAGTAAAAAGGTATAAACATGTTACCATTTATTATTCTTGGTGCGATTAACACATATATATTTTTAAACACAGGAAAACCAGAAAAATCATCGAATGGTAAGTGGACGGTTTTCGGTACGACGTGGTGTGGATGGACGACGAAACAGCTCGACTATTTAAAAAAGAAAGGTATTGATCACAAATTCGTCGATTGCGAAAAAGGCAAATGCGACGGAATTGATGCGTTCCCGCAAATGGTTCATACTAACGGTGAAAAGGTTGTTGGATACAAGGAAGTTTAATTAAACACCTCGGACAACGGCGATCGCGAGCGAAAGAATAAACGCGTCAAGAAACGTGTTAATTGGTTTAAGGACCGTGATATGTTTCACGAGCGATTTGTTCCACGCAAATCTAAGTACGAATGTACTGATAAGAATGGCAAGTACGAAAACGAGAATTTCCGTCAAGGCTTCGTTCATTTTTTTAGCGTTAGCAAGATCTCTGAGCATTTTATTTATTACCAATATTTTTTTTCTTTGATATTAGTAATGAAGAAAACACTCCTTCCCCTGAGTGGTTCTGAACCAACTTATACCAACAGGTTATGGGGTCGAACTGTAGGTATAGGAAACAATAATTGTTACGCATACGCCGTAGGTGATTACGAAAAAATGCGTTTACAAAAGAGTATACCAGGTGAACGGGCTGGTATACGTAATCTTTCACATACGTATACACACTGTAAAGGTTTACCACAAAGAGTTATTGCGGATAATCCTAAAAAGGTATACATGGCAAAAGCCACTGAAAAGTGTAAACCAAATCACTATAAAGTCATGATGTTTGTAGCGCCAGGTAATACAAGAAACTATTTTAGACAAGGGGATTTTCATTTTTACAAACAACACGGTGCGGTCGAATACAAAGTAAAAAATGGGAACACGTACGAAAGTATTGCTAAATTTTTTAAAGTACCGGTAAGTCGCGTAAAAAAAGCGGGTAAACTCGTACCCGGCAAACTTTTAAAGTTTAAGGCAAACGTGTTTAGTCATAAAAGGGGGTGGGCAACGGGACCATTATTAATAGACGCTAAAGGTAAGAGTATTCAAGATCCGAGAACGGCGTCTCGTGATTACCCTGGTTTAAACTATAAAAAGTACTGTAGTTCATTCTGTGTTAAGAATAGAGGGATCAAAGTCGGACACACTCACCCCAAAGTCTCCAAGAAGACTCGTTAAATCGGTTTGATTATCTACATCAAAAAATATATCAAGTGCATCGAAAATAAAATCATTTTCTACTGGTACCGTATTTGATGTATTTTCGAATACATTGTGTACAGTAATTTTTACCCTGAAATTACTACCATCGAATATTTTACGACATATGGGACACGTTTGTTTTCCTCTATTTTTCCAATTTTGTAGACAATGCGAATGGAATAAATGACCACACCGTATAGGTATATTGTTTCGTGATCGCCTTACCTCATTGAGACATATGGCACACTGTGTCATTCTCTACAGAACTTAAAGAAGTTAAAAATTGATATTTATCGTAAACATTTAGTAAATGTTTGGTACTTTGAGAAGTGCCTTATCGCAAGACCCACACTTCTCGGTACCCTGTAAATCTTGTACAGGTTTAAGAATTTCTGGACCTTTTTGCTGGAGCATTTTGCGGAACGAATAGTTATCCTCGAATGTGATACCATTTTGTTTCATGAGATAATTGTTGAGTAATTGGTTCGAAGTGTTTACAGTGAAGCATCGACCATCGGCCATACCAAGTCTTTGAGACATCTTATATATTAATATTACATTAGAAATTAATTTGTTTATTTTTAATAGTATCTATCCATGATTTGTGACCTATAGTAGTAGCCGTCTCTATAATTTCCTGTATAGGGTATCCTGAAGCTATACTGAAAATTTCTTTTTTTGACGGTTCAATATCTGTCGTAAGTATACGTTTTTTATGTTCAAGAATATGTGATATAATGATGTTATATGCAAATGCAATCTCTTTGAGTGTCTCTGCACCCGTAATGATAATTTTTCCCGTACTGAATATACTTGTTGTAATTTCTTTCATATCTTCCGACGGTCTAAACTTAACTTTAACAGCGGAGTACCTATCTGGTTCAAACGATGTTTTGAAAACACCTCTCGAGTGTGTATCGTAGATCGCATTTTCAAATATTTGTGCCGTCTGTATAAGGTTTAAATTTTTATTCAAACTGAAATTTGAGTTTATCATAACAACACGAAACGTATCTTCGGGTATAACATACTCTTTACCAAGAATTGTACTGAACATATACGAGAGCTGCTTAATAACACGCTTACAATCAAATAAATCGGCACACCCCGCGACCTGGATACTCCCGTTCGGAAACACTTTTACAGATTTTGTACTGTGATAATCTTCATATACAAGTGATATTTGATTATAAAAAGTCGTGTCTTTCATCTTCCAAATAAATTCGTGACCACTCTTATTCTGTTTTGCAAGTTTTAAATTATAATCATTGAAAAATTTTTTTAAAAATCCGATATTTATGTTCCGCTTGAATTGTGAAATCATGGTTATTGTTGTAAGTTTAATCCATGATGGTTCTATATCGGGGTGTTCTCTCTTGATTTTTTCTCTAAACGCATTGAGCGTGAGAAAATATGAAAACGTATTATTTGCTATTGTTGAATACATTTTAACTTAAAAAAATGATGGTTAAAGATAACTTAGGTTGTCTATGTATGCCGTGTTTTAAATGTAAAAAGAAAGGAATACCAATAGATTGTAAATATTGTAACTTGGGTTTTTGTTCGAGATGTATAGTTCTAGAAATACACGCGTGTAAAGGTATAGAAACAAAAAAAGAAAATGAAATAAAAGAACTCGACAGAAAACTCGAGTTTAAACCAGATAAAAAATTCGGAATGGTTTAAAGATGTAAGTATATACGTTTATACATGACAGCATTCGTAAAACAGTGTCACCAACTTTATCATATAGATAAAAAGTGTACTATTACCGAAATTCACTATTCTAAATATATAGATGGTGTAGGATATGAAGATAAAATTGATACGTTCACGACAAAAACAAACTGCGAGTTTGATTATGGTAAGGGTTCAGTTCGTTATGAAAGGTTCCTTGATACAATGGTTGTTAAAACAATCGAAACTATACGTAAAATGGTTTTGATTGCGTTAGACAGTGCTTTATGTGAAAATAGAAATATACATTCACTCATTCGAATTATGAATTCTATAAAAATATTAGATCCAACATTCGTACCCCCAATTATAAATAAAACATGTTCATGGCAGAAAAAATTGGTAAAAAATATATGTATGGATATACTTCCAAATATTATAGAAACGTCTACGAACAAAGTAACACTCGATAGACTGTTTAGAACATTACAATTAATAGAATCAGACACATTAAACTAATCATATTCATAATAAAATTATTATTTTTACCCGATTCTACAGCCTTTTCTACACCAAAGAGATGGTACCCCGGATTTGTAAACCCTTTATCTATATTTCTTCCTGGAAGAAGTGGTCTAGATAAATCACATTGTTCTTTTCTGTATCCAGGTCGACCAACGTTTTTGGAAACGACGTCACATGCTGGACTTTTATATGGTTCTTCTTCTGGTTCGTCCACCGGCTGTGTATATTTACCGAACGCGTGTGGTTGGCGACTCGAACCAGGCATGAAATCTAAAAATGGATTCATGTCATCCATTGTATTTTTATCATCGAGCATTACTGTACTCATGTTTTATAATATGACGAGATAAATTTTTTATACCAGTATACTATAAGAAACCATGGACCCAAAAGTTATACTTACAGCACTTGTGATCGTCATCATAGTGGGTACACTTTTGTACCTTTTCGTATTTAAGAAATCCGATGAACCCAAACCAGAAATTGAAGTTACGGGACCATCTCCAGACGAAGACGAAATAGTTACAGATGAAGACGAAGAAGAAATAGTTCCAGACGAAGAAGAAACTTCACTCGATAACGCACCAACTGAAGGTGAAGTCGAAGAAGAAACTACGGGTGAAGTTTCACCTTACATGATAAAAAAATAAATGTATACTATAAAGTATGACAAAAAATAAAAACCAACAATTTAAAATTGCGGTTGTTGCGGTTCTCGTCATCTGTTTGATTTCTTCTATAATAGCGGCAGTAAGATCAAGTACGTCTTCGCCTTCAGATCAAACTATTAAAACCAAAGATGCGTCCGCCACGTCCCAGGACGTGGCTGCAAACAAACAAAGTGAAGTTAAAATAACAAATGACGGTGTCCAATTTCCTAAACCTTCTACTACCGAAGGGTATTTATCTGAAGGTGTATCGTGTAAAAAACTACGAATAGTAGAACCATCTGCATTTGAAGATGGTAGTAGGGTGGGTGGTTTTAGTAATTACGACAGTTATGAAGCTCACCGCCTTGAACATGATTCTAAAAGGTGGGGTGAAAATGGTTGGTGTAAATTAATAGGTCTTACAGACGAAAATCACAACGCTATAGCATATTTCTATCATGACGGTGATTATAAAGATGGAGCTTTTGATACAGATACTGGTAGATGTAAATTTACAGGCGATGATAAACCATATGCGTGTGTATATAAAGCAATTATGGACGGTGAATTCATTACCGGTTTTAAAAATAATGAAGGTAAAAGATTAGAAGTTGAATTTTATAACGATTATAAAGCGGGTAAACTCGATAAATGGTTTGAAGAAATGGGATTGGGTACTAAGCGTAAATATATATTAAACGATGAAGGTAAATTAGAATTTTCTATAAATGTCCCAGAAGAAGGTATTAGTGGATCATTTGTTTTAAAACCGGGAATCAATTACCCTGTACAATTTATATTATTAGGTAGTGCTATTGCTATGGTCGATAATAATATTCCCATGTCAGAAAATGGAATAGATATACGTTTTACAAGTCTTAAAGAAGAAGAAATTAAGAAAAATTTTGCGGATGAAATGTCCAATATTGTAAATTTAAATAAACCACCCAACGACGCGGTACAGAAAAGAACAAATGAAAAAGTATATAAAGAACCCGCATATATAAAATTTTATGAAGATTGTTCATCAAAATATCCAGTGACATCTATAGAAATTGACAGAAATGCTTTATCCGAAGATGTTGTAAATGGACAGGTAATAAGTAATCCAGGTCAGAAAATAAAACGTATAGATCTTGGTAATATAACTATTTTAGGTACCAGTGAATATACTCGTTACAAAAAAGACGCACCGAATATAGAAGATGTTGGAGAAGAGTGGCGCCCAATCACGTGTTTCAACGGTGGATGTGAAAAACTTGCTACAGTGAAAGTATTAGGTGACCATTACTATCGTAATGACTCTGTATTTCTTTCTGATGGTAATTGTGATTCACCAACGGATTATTATAAAGATATAAAATTCAATTATAAGGTTTCAAGAGGCGATTGATAAGTACAACTGTAAAAAGTTGAAATAAACCTTAATACAAACCATGATCAAAAATTTGTATTATAATTAATGCTAAGTACGTGTTAATTATATTATAAACCAATTTGTTCGTTTTTACCGAACTTTTTACCGTATGTTGTTGTACTTACGGGTCTATCGATAGGAACACTAAGTGTATCTACATCGTGGACGTATCCCATGTACTGAGAAACACCCGTTTGTATTTGACCAATGGCCGTTTTAATCACGATACTGTTCATGTACTTGACCTGTTCCTGAACGTTCGCGTTTGGATCACCAGAGTTGTTAATAAAAACAACGCGCATGATACTATATAAATCGTTTGGGTTTTGGTAATCGATAGCAACACCCGTTTGTTCCCTAAAACTATGACGGATACCACGCTGGAGTAAATTCATATTAAACTCCGAGAAGAACAAAGTGTTCAGAGGAGTTGGACACTGTTTGAGTGAATTGATGTGAAGAGCGTCGCACATTTAATATAGGCCTGGAAAAAAAGTATTGGTAAATATAAATGTTAATCCTCGCCGATTTCGATAAAGCATATTCTACCAAACCGTGTAACTACGAGAAACCAATCTGTAAAGCTCCAGAGTGTTTCGTTGCTTCGTACCCACCCATTGCCAAAGTTGGTGATGCTGAAGGTAAATTTTATGTCAATTCGTCTTTACTCCAGCCCAACCGTTTAGCTGAGACTTTAGGTCCAGTCACAGTTAGAAGTGCTGATTTTAGACACTCGTGCTCCAAGTAAGTTAAAAAATAGATTCGTAGGTATTATATAATGAGAGTCACAAAACGTTCCGGTCGTGTTGAAGATGTTAAGTTTGATAACGTCACCAACAGGATATCAAAACTTACAGAAGGTCTCTCCAATTCCGTTGATGTTACCAAAGTTGCGCAACAAGTGTTTTCGTCTATTTATGATGGTATAAATACACACGAAATAGATACACTGTCTGCTGAGATATGTATTGGGATGATCACGTCCGACCCCGATTATGAAATTTTGGCGACGCGTATCACGGCGAGTAACATTCAAAAACGGGCCGCAAACAATTTTCACATTGCCATGCGTAAGCTTCACAAGGCGGGTATTGTAACCCATGAAGTTCTCGAGGTTTCGTCCAAAGTCAAGGACGATATTAAACCCGAACGCGATTACGATTTCGGGTATTTCGGTCTTAAAACGCTCGAAAAGGGGTACCTCCAGAAGATCGATGGTGAAATTATTGAAACGCCTCAGTACATGTACATGCGTGTTTCCATTGGTATTCACGGTCACGATACCGAACGTGTCCTGGAAACGTACGATGCACTTTCTAAGGGTTTGTTCATTCATGCAACACCAACTCTGTTCAATGCAGGAACACCCAGGCCACAAATGAGTTCGTGCTTTTTGATCGCAAATAAGGAAGATAGCATTGACGGGATTTATGATACAGTGAAAGAGTGTGCGCGTATAAGTAAATGGGCGGGTGGTATTGGTTTACATATTCACGATGTTCGTGCGAATAAATCACACATTCGAGGTACGAACGGGACCTCCGATGGGATTATCCCCATGCTTAGGGTATATAACTCGACCGCGAGGTACGTAAACCAAGCTGGGCGCCGAAAAGGGTCCATCGCCGTATACTTGGAACCGTGGCACGCCGATATACTCGATTTCCTTGAGATTCGTTTGAACCAAGGTGACGAAGAGGCGCGGTGTCGTGACCTGTTTTCAGCAATGTGGATTCCGGATCTGTTCATGAAACGCGTTGAATCCGGTGGTAATTGGTCTCTGTTTTGTCCAGACGTCGCGCGTGGATTATCGGATGTTTACGGTAAAGAGTTCGAGGACTTGTACGAGAAATACGAAGCCGAGGGACTCGCGAGGAAAGTTGTACCCGCATCCGAGGTTTGGAAAGCAATCATTAAATCACAAAGTGAAACGGGAACGCCGTACATGCTCTATAAGGACGCGTGTAATGAAAAGTCGAACCATAAACACGTTGGTACGATTAAATCGTCAAACTTATGTACGGAAATTATAGAGTACACGGACAAAGACGAAACTGCCGTGTGTAATCTTGCATCCATCGCGTTACCGAAATACGTTGACGTCGAAAAGAAAGAGTTCAATCACGAGGAGTTACACCGTGTTACGAAAATGGTTACACGAAACCTGAATAAAGTTATCGATAAGAACTTTTACCCGACCGAAAACGGGAAACGTTCGAATATGCGTCACCGACCGATTGGTATAGGTGTTCAGGGTCTTGCTGATGTATTCATCATGCTCCGTATGAGTTTTGGTTCCGAGGAATCAAGGAAACTGAACCGCGACATATTCGAAACCATATACCACGCGGCACTCGAATCGTCGTGTGAACTTGCCGAAATGTACGGAACGTACGAAACGTTTAAGGGGTCACCGTTCAGTCAAGGTATTCTTCAATTCGACATGTGGGATCGTGACCCGAAGTTTAGTGGTCGATACGATTGGAATGCCATGCGTGAACTCGTCAAAAAGGGTACGCGAAACAGTTTGTTACTTGCACCCATGCCAACCGCCTCGACGTCCCAGATTTTGGGGAACAATGAGTGTTTTGAACCATACACGACCAACATTTATCTCAGACGAACACTGGCGGGTGAATTTGTTGTCGTAAACAAACACTTAGTCAACGATTTGAAAGAACGCGGACTTTGGTCGAAGGAAATGAAAGACCTTATGGTTAAGGCGGGTGGGTCCGTCCAAAACATTATCGATATTCCCGATGATCTTAAGGAACTGTATAAGACCGTATGGGAAATGAGTCAAAAAACGATCATCGATATGGCGGCGGATAGAGGTGTATACATAGACCAAAGTCAAAGTATGAACTTATTCGTCGAGAGTCCGACATTATCGAAACTTTCGTCCATGCACATGTACGCGTGGAAAACGGGTTTGAAAACAGGTATGTATTACCTCAGAAGTAAAGCAAAGGCGCGACCGATCCAGTTCAGTTTAGAGGCGGAGTGTGCTATGTGCTCAGCTTAGTTTAAAATATTATAGTATATAAATGTCAAATAACGTCACCAGCAAAAGAAATAAACAAAAAGAAACATTTTTAAATACGATAAGTAAACATTTCAATGTAAGAAATTTTAATAAAGCATTGGGACTTAACAACACCAATAAATTAATGAAAGAATACAGAGAACTCACTACTAAAATGAGAAACGTAAAAGTTGATAAAACCAATTTCAATAAGCTCACGACAAAACAAAAAATTAAAAGATACGACGCCGCAACGAAAAAAATTAACGATTTAGATAAGAAACGTAAAAACGTTTTAAAAATGTTAGCTTAAAGTTTCAAATACATACACTTTTATAAAAACTCATGGCAAAATTTACAAATGCCCTCGAAAACTTGAAAATTGCCAACTATGATGGTCGTAAAATTTCATTGTGTACGATCGAAGACGGTCTAATGAAATTTCAAATTCCGCGTATGTACATGCCTTTTGGTATTTCAGGGTTTACCCCGGAAGTTGGTCCTATTAAATATAATATTGATTTTGCGATGAAAGGTTGGGACGAGGAAGGCAACTACGTAAAAAAGTTTTACGAAATCTTAACACAACTCGAAAACAAAGTTATAGAAGCCGTCTCTGAACAAAGTGAAGACATTTTCGGTAAAAAAATGAGTATCGATGAATTGAAACCTATGTTTAATTCAAACGTAAAAGAATCTCCCGACCGCGAACCAAAATTTAGAGTTAAGGTGGATTCTACGATCGACGGTAAAGTAAAATCACATGTATACGACGAAAACAAAAACCCACTTTACAATGATATTCAAAATGGTTTATACGCGCGTCAGTCTGGTACGGCGGTTGTTGAAATGAATAGCGTATACTTTTTGAATAGAAAGTTTGGTATTTCTTGGAAACTTAACTCGCTCGTGGTATATGAGCCACAGAGACTTAAGGGGTTCCAGTTTATTGGCGTTTAGAATCGTTTAAAATAAGGATTTGGTAAATAGCCTGAGCTTCTTTTAAAAGTTTACCTTTGAGTTCCATATACGAAGATGGGTTCAAACCATGTTTAATCTTGGCTAATCGAACGGATTCGTTCCATTTAGACAACGTCATTATTTATTATAGTATTACAACATTTTCTTTACCTTCTTTTTGTATTCTTTCGTACCTTCTTTTGGCTGAAGCTTAAACCCCGATTTTTTTGGTTTGAACACTTTGACCAAATGTTTGGATCCTTCTTCTTTCATTCGAGCTAAGGCCGCTTTACGCGCGGCTTTAGAGACGATTCGACCATATTTATCCTGGACGAGATCAGATTTTGTGAGACCACCCGTTGTTTTCATAGCTGTTCCGTGGAATACTTGTGCGCGTGTTCCGAATGTTTCCATAGTGTATATTTATATTAAGCGCGGAAAATATTTCGTATCGCGGAAATTGAGATAGTATCACTCGTTTTGTTTCCAGTTGGTATTTGATTTTTCAGTCTATCGTCGTGTAGAACCTCTGCTGATAAAATTGATTTGTGACCCTGTAAAGCAATCATTGCCTGTTCGACCGAAGGGTACCCGGGTGTATCTGTGTATATCAGTTTCTTTACGTGTACAGTTCGTTTTTGTCCCGATCTGTGACACCGACCAATAGCCTGTAACTCAGTTGCCGGATTCCAACACGGTGCAGTAAAATAGACACGGCTTGCACACTGTATATTGAGTCCTTGACCACCAGCCTTTACCTGAATAAGAAAAACACTATTTTGTGGTGCATCCTTAAACAAGTTCAATTGCGTTTCTCTATCTTCTTTAGAAACCGAACCGTCTATACGAAACACTGGACACGATAAATTTTCGCGTATATAATCCATTTCTTGTTTAAACTGACAAAACACGAGTGTTTTTTCATCTGGGTGCTCCGAAATAAGTTTGAACAAAGTTTCCATTTTTTTAGAACGACCTTCCCAGAACTCTGGAATTTCTCCTCGTTTTTTTGCAATACCATTAATATACATTTGTGGGTAAATCATGGTTTGACGTGCACGTAACAAACACTCGAAAATTTCCATGTTGTACATGTTCACGTTTACCGCTGAACGAAAAATGTCTTTGATAGTTTCCTGTGATTCAATAAACGCGTGTTTGTATAATTCACGTTCTTCCGGGTACATTTCAAGTTCAACGTTTTCGAATTTACACTCGGGTATTTCAAGTACGGGATTATCCTCTTTCGTGCGTCTCAGTATGTATAAGTTTTTGACTTTAGATGTCATGGCCTGTACAAGTTTTCGATCAACACCAATAAATGTACACAAAGTTACGAAATCTTTCATTGAATTGAACACGGGTGTACCCGATAAAATCCAACGTATATCGGCGTGAAGTTGACACGCCGCTTTAAACTTAGACGAACTCGGGTTACGTATTTCGTGACCTTCGTCTAACACAATACGCCCCCACCTGATTCGGTGTAATATCTTAGTGTCTTCTGTAAGTAGAGAATAAGGTGTAATAACCACATCTGAATTGAGTAAATCATTAGGATTTTTCGTTCTATCCGGACCATCGTATATAAACACGTTTAAGGAAGGTGCAAATTTTGTAAATTCATTTTTCCATTGTGTGACTATAGACTTTGGTACGACGATAAGTGTATTCTTTTGTGAGTTTCCAAGTATGGTCGAAATGATCTGTATCGATTTCCCGAGACCCATTTCGTCGCATAAAAAACCACCTCTTGGACCCTTCGATAAGTTTTCCATGGAAAGTAACCATGAGACACCTTCTTTTTGGTGTTGGTACAATTGACCATTAAGTAAAGACACGGCACGTGTATATTGGTCTTCCATTTTTAGTCTATTTTTTGTTCTTAGCTTGGTTTACTTAGGTTATACTTTTCAAGTGTTTTACACTTGGGTACACACCCCTTACTCATTCTATATAATAATTTCTTTTGTGCCTGTTCCTTTAAAAATTCGGGATTTTGTTTATTTTTTTCGTATCGTTCTTTACGTGTCAAACACATATTATTTAAACACGTTTTGAGTGTGTACGGACTCCGCAGTTTAGATGAGTTTTCATTCGGGTTACCCCAATTCTTTTTTAGATCATCGTATACATTTCGCGTCATGTTTTCGGGTACATTTATGACGTATATTGTCGAATATGGTATAGATTCGGTTTCGTACCACCCAGCAGTTAAAAGTTCCTCGATATGTTTATATTTTTCTGGGTCACGTTTAATTTTTTTTTCTAAATATGATAACCATCGTTCTATACCATGACATGCGCACCATTTTTCATTTAAAAACACTAAATGTATATACGGAGTATCGTATTCAGTATATTTTCTATATAATTTATCATTCAGTTGTTCTTCCGTCAAACTTCTGTATACCGGCCAAGTGTCTACCCCCTTTTTCATTTTCATTTTAATCTTACCCACGTACCACGAACCAATAGTATCATTTTCTAAAATAAATATTGTATCCATATTATACTCTGATAAAATGTCTGTCAAAAAAAGTCTCGACCACTAAAAAAAATTTTTATTTTTATGGATCATCTTCCTCAAGGAGATAGTTTTTTTTCAAAAATAAATTTTAAGAGTAGTTGGGACTTTTATTGACAGACATTTTATTAAAAAAACTCTATATGTTTTGTGTATACTTTTATAATAAAAATATTTTATGTATAGATCAGATAGTAAAAAATAAAATAAAATGTCTGTCAAAAAAAGTCTCGACCACTAAAAAAAAATTTTATTTTTATGGATCATCTTCCTCAAGGAGATAGTTTTTTTTCAAAAATAAATTTTAAGAGTAGTTGGGACTTTTATTGACAGACATTTTATTAAAAAAACTCTATATGTTTTGTATATAAAATTAAAATTAGATTTTTTTACCTTTAGTGTTATATACAATAGTGGCAATTTGAACTGCAAGTGTTATAGCTTCAGCTTTTGCTATAGTGTCTAAATAA